GATTATATAAAGTCTTTTGTCTGCAACCAATCTTTTTGAAACCTATGTATCTGCGTTGTGTTGCCATTCCTATCCATACCAATAATTACAGTCCAGTCTACAGATTTTGCTAAATCTATACCCCAAAATTCTGTTGGCTGTGTTGATAATACTTTACAGCATTTATTTATATGATCAGAACCAAATGGGTTAGCAGCGTTCTCCATTGGATTGGCCATGTATTCCTGTTCAAAAACAGAATTAGGCAACTGCAATTTAGCCGCATCTATCTCTGATGGATCAATGTAAGGATTATCGTAAGTGGTAAATTTAAATGATTGCCAGTCCGCCTCATTATGTTTTATAAATAATGAGTAAAAGAAATTACGGCCTCTCGGAGTTGATAAAAATATAGCCTTACCTTTATAATCGGTTAATGTTGGCCTGATGGAGTTTAGCCACCCATCTTCAAGACCTGATATGTAGGATGCCTCATCAATAATAACTAAGTGAAATTTTAACCCTCTCATAGCATCTAACCTCTCTCCTGTAAAAAACCTTATTGAGCCACCAGTAATAAAATTTATTACTAAATCACTTTCATTTTTAGTGTAAATTTCTGTCGGTAAAATGTTTAATATCTCTTGAAAAAATATTTTACCAAGTTGATATGTAGGTGTGATGTATGCAATGTACTGCCCTTTAATTCCTGCCCTTATTGAAATAGATTGAGATATTAAAGACTTCCCAAACCTTCGCCCGGCCATCATAACACGAAAACGGGATGGGCAATTTAAAACCTTTAATTGCGCCGGGTGTGGCTTTGGTAGTTTAATTTGAACTTTCAACTATGTCTATTGTTGTTACTGTGTTTTTATTTTCAGTTTTCTCAACAAGGTTATTAAGCCTGGCTGTAAGGGGCTGACTATAAATCATCGCCATTCCGCCCTCTATTTGATCCTGCCTAATCATAGCCCTTATTCGTGTTACTACTTGAATAAATTGAGGATAACGGCCATCCCGGTTATAAATATATTCATCTACATGATACAGTGGGACAAACTCAGCACAATAATTATCAAAGCCTTCTAATGTTAAAGGGCGTTCTTTTTTTCGGTCAACCTGTTTTGCAACTCCACCGACCCAATCAGTAACAATAAATGGATTAGACTTTGTTTTTTTAACGTATGCTAAAAAATGAGTCCAAATAGTTTCTGGTGTTAATTTTAATTTTGCGCCTCTTTTCATAATCTATTTAGATAAAAGTTTCCCGAACTATAAATTTTCCCCATCCCCTCAGATACCAGTTGCCCCTTATCCCATCCATACTCGGTGCCAGTAGCGTGTGCTGCTTCATGAATAGCTAAGCAATCTATAACATAATAAGTGCCTATCCCGGCTGCTGCACATCGTTGGCAGTAATCCAAATCAATAGGGCCGTAAGGAAACATTGACTCCTGAAAATATCCAATCTTTTCAACTGTTGACCTGCTGATTAAGTAGTTTGAAATAATTAACTGCGATCTTATTTGTTTTTCTACTTCATGAATAGATGATGAAACTACACCGGCATTTGGATATGTTTGCAAAGCCTCTACCTTTTTCTTTAACCAATCTTGTGGTTCAATTATATCATTAGCTAAAAATGCAACTGCATCATAATTATTTTCTAACATATAATCAATGCCATCATTAAGCGCATTAGCTATACCCTCTTTATTTATTATTATAAACTCGTTATAATAGCCTCCCCTTGATAAATTTTCTTTAATAATATTATCAGGCCTATTTCCGAATGTTAAACAAATAGTTATAACTTTCATAGTGCATTATTTGGGCATAGTTCCCGAACGGGGACACCTGCATATTTAAACCATTCTTTTAATTTACTTTTCTTGCCTACAAAAGATGATGCACCAATCATACACCCGGCAGGTACAACGCATCTCTGATGTATAGTTGCATTTAATCCAATCGTTACAAATGAATCTATAATAGCATGGCCGCCTATCTTAGCACCACATGACACCGTCACCCCTTCATTAACTGTTGCATCATGCCCTACGTGGCTACCTTTCATAAAATAACAATTACGGCCAATAGCAGTTATCTGGTTGACTCCGCTATCTATTGTTACTAATCCGGTGAGCCTGGTGTTGTGGCCTATGTACACACCCTTATCAAATGTTTCAAATCCTTTCCATTCGGCAGGGTATCCAATTATACAATAAGGCCCAATGTAGCATTCGTCTTCAATAGTTACATTTTCTCCTATTAAAGCTGTGGGATGTATAAATGTGTTATTTCCTATTATCATAATAACGATATATTAAGTTTAAAAAATCACATACACAAATAGGGCATGTGTTTGAAAATGTATAATAAGGATCTACTTTAGCACGATAAGCTATAAGCAAATCCTGCTGTATATCATGATGGAAATTAACCATTTCCCCGGTATTTGAATAAAACTCGTAGATGTGCCTATGCTTTGCAAATGTCAGTAAATGCGGATCTACGTTTGATATTGATTGTTTCAAGATTATAATTTTTTAATGCCCATTGATACAACTTTTCGCCCTCATATAATATCATATCTGGATTCAAAATTAATTCATTTAAATGAGAAAACCAATCTTTTTGTGAATCTACCCACCGTACCGGGCAATCTTTATCTGTGTTATATGGTTCAACATTTGAAACGATACAAGGTATTCTTTTTGATGCAGCCTCTAATATCTTTAAATTACTTTTACATGAGTGCCAGGGTGTTGATTCAAGTGGGATAAGCATTATGTCTGCATGTTCGTACATGTGCATGTAGTTATTTACTTTGGCTCCTGGTATTTTTAGATATGGTAAAGTACCTCCGTCAGTAAAACTACTAACCATTTTATCCCAGTAGTATTTAGAAATATCATCTGTATCTGTGTACCCCCCAATAACCATTTGTATTTTATCCTTATACATTTTTAATTTTCGTATAGGGTAACGTAACATGGCTATATCAGGTTCATGAGTTACACCTCCGCACCAAAATATACGAATTTTATCTGATGCTATTTTTATATCTGTAAATTGGTTGCGCCCGAATGGGATGGCATTAGGTATAACAATTACATTTGAATTAAATGGCAGACATTTTTCAGCCAGTGCATTATTTGTAACTGTGATCAAATCAGCTATTCTAATATTTTCCTCAATTCTTAATCCGTTTTTTTCGTAGTGTAGATAATTCATGTGATTAGGAGGCAGCCTCCAATGATCATCTATATCAAAAACTATTTTCGGGTTACCAATCATATCCTTTGTTTCATTCCAGATAAGGTCATAAGGTGACATCCTGTTGTAAATAACTATATCATAAGGCCCTAGCTTATCTTCTGTTATCCAGTTGGTGACATACCCTTTAATATCTTGCATAAACCCCAAAGGCATTAATACACGATGATAACCGCATCCAGATGTTTCACTACTTAATCCTAATATATTCATTTAACTTTTGTTGAAATAAACCCAGCTCCGAATGAAACTAATAATACTGATGAAATTTGTATTGGTAAAAAATAAAGTGCGATGGCCAACCAAACCGAAAGGCACTGTACACAATCAAATGGTTTTAATCTTTTTTCTGGTGGCAGCTTCCATACTCTTTTTATAGCCATAGTGAATTGTAAAACATTTACAAAATAGTATGCTGTAAAAAATGCTGCTAATGCTATAACTATTTCTGTTAACATAATTTTTTCAACTCTGATTTTACTTTCCGGATAATATTGCAACAATGATTAACAGGAATGTTATAATACTTTGCAACTTTCCTGGCACTGCCTAGTTCAATAAAGGCGTTAAAAATTCGTGCTTCATGATCATCGAAGATGTTTTTGTTTTTATTTTTGATAAAATTATATGCCTCGTGTGTGTACGATGTTGTGATTTTTTCGGATGTATCTAAAAACTCCATGTACTGAATAGCTTTTTTATAATCATTTTGTTTGTACTTTTTATAAAAATCATGTGTTGTAGATGTTGCCATTATCCAGCATATTTTAGCAACATATCTTAAAAGGTTATTTCCGGCAAATAGTTCAGATATTTTATCACAAGGTTTTTCCAGTAGTGAAATAGCTACCTCCTGTTTTAGATCCTCTTGAATTGATACAGGTTTAATTTTTTTAATTAGGTTCGTTAAATCTGGGTGCAGATAAATTTTTTCAATTATTTTATTACAGTCACTCATCTTGACAAAGTTATAACAATTTACCGAATAAAAACGTATTATAAATATTAATACCAAAGTAACTACTGTAACTAAACTGTAACTACCTAAAATCCATAAA